CCCCAGCTGCCATGCCCCGCTACCCAGCGGCGTTGCGTTGCCAAACTGGATGATCTCACTGCCCAGCAGAGCCCGGTTCGCCCCACCAATCAGCTGGTCGGCGGTGGCATCGGCCAGCGTCATATCCGACCCTGCCAGCTGCACTATCACGCGCGATTGCCGATCGAACACCAGCGGCGAGGCGGCGGCCAGCACGGTGGTCGCGACACCCATGGTGCTGCGCTGACGGCCGCTGGACCCCAGGGGTTGCAGATTGCCGTCCCCCTGATCCACGTAGAGCGCAGCCCCAGTCCACGCGGAGCCAGCCGAGGAGACGGCGGCAAACAGCGCAATGGTGCCATCGGCGCTCTTGCCGTCCCAGGGCAGTTCAAAGGCGTCCAGCACTGTGGGCGTCACCACCAGATCGCTGGCCGAAACAATTCCGCCGGCATCCACCGTGCCCGCGCCACTCGCGCCCGCCGGCGCCAACCGCTCCAGTGCCAGATCCACCCCGCTAGAGTGCCATTCCCAGGTGGTCACCCGCCATTGCCCAGCCTCGCCGGCCACGGTCACAATCGCGCCCGGCACGATAGCGGGATCGAGCTCGCTGCTTCGCCAGTCCAGAGTGTCGCGCGCCCAATTGATGTTGGTCGCCGTCTGCGAAATAAGCTGAAACGCATTCGCTGCCGTCAACGAAGCGGGCAGTTGGATGGTCTTGGGCTGTCCCGCAGCTGGCTGCCCGCGCGCTCGCTGGATCCCCGGCTGATAGTCGAGCTCAACGTCGTAATAGCGCAACATCCGGGGTGGGCTCAGCGGCGGCGGCGCGCGTTTGCGGGTAAAGCCGGTCTTGCCGCCGAAATCACCTTGCCCTTCGGAAACCGAGGGCTCGGAAAGTGCTATCGGAGCGGACTGTAGGCGCTCTGGAGCAATGGTGAGCGAGGTGCCATCAGCATCACAGCTCATCGGGAACACTGGCTGAAACTTGGTCAGCGTGTCCTTGAAGCTGCCCTCGCAGGAAAAGCCGGTCACCCCGGTTAGCGGCACATCGCCGTCCACTGTGTCGAGCAGTCCGTCGAACAACTGGGCCAGCGACAGCGGACCAGTGTCGGCAAAAACCTCGAATGTCATCGACGGAATTCGGTTGCCGAAATTGGTGAGGTCCAGGCCCTCGAACACCACATAGGAAAGGCCACGAAACGCCGGGCAGGTGCTGGCTCCTTCGGCGCCGGCGATCAGCGGATCGGGATTCTGAGTCTGGTCGCCGGGATAAAAGCGCATCGTCCCGCCCACCTTCAGGTCGCCCGCCGCGCCGCGCAGCAGGCTGCCATCCGCCCATATCCGTCCCACGCGCAGCAGTGGCCGGCTCGCCAGCGCCACCGCGAAGGAGGAAGTATAGGAATAGGAGGTCACCGAGGGACCACCCTTGCCGCCCCCCGAGGTTGACGAGTGCTCCACCAGATCGGTCGCCCAGATGATCGCGCCGGCCACGCGCATCTGCCCAAAGTGTCGGGGCAGCGCCGCACCATAGCTCGACGAGCTCACCGTCAAATCGCTCAGGCGGGGCCCCTGAATACTGCCGCCGAATAGCGACTGATCGACCTGTTGCCCCACAAGCGCGCCGATCGCGCCGCCCAGCGGGCCGCCCACCAGCGTGCCCACTGCCGCAAACACCAAGGTAGCCATAATTGTCTCCCAAATTCGGTGTCGAAAATCAGGCGGGATCCGCCAGCCGCCACTTCCGGCAAAGCTGCCAATCGGCTGGCGCCTCGCCCCGGATCACGCGACGCAGTCCAGCATGGGCGTGGACCACGGTCCCGTCGCCAGCAGCGATGCCGAAATGAAACTGGCAGGCCCCCACGCGAAACTGCACGACGTCGCCCCGCCGCACGGGCCCCTCGCTCTCGCGAAGGCCCAGCCGGCGCATGAGCTGGTCCATCCCGGCAGGCTCCTGCCGCTTCAACGAATATCCAGTGGGGAAGGGGGGCTTTGCCCAATCGCGGCCATTGCCGCGGCCACCACGCCCACGCAATCCAGCCCCGTTTCTGGGTCACGGCCGTGTAAGCGAAACCGGCTTCCCACCAGCGTCTCGGCCGCTGTCGCCAGCCCCGGGCAATTGGGCGCACCACTCATTGCGCCAAGCCATAGCGCATGATCAAATCATTACCGGGAAGGAATGGCTCACCCTGAAAATTCACCGCATTGGCAAATCTGCTTGCGCAAGTGGCGATCGTCCAGTCGCAGCCCTCCCGCGCCAGTGTACGGGCGCCCACCGCCACGGCCAGGTCCACCGGACTGTCGAGCACAACCGCACTCCCTTCCGCAGCGGCAATCCCCATCGCCATCCCGGCATAGGGCCCATCTAGCCAGCGCAAGCTGCCGCCCACCAGCTGGGTGGGCGTCGCCGCGCAAGTCAGCGTCACCGCATTGCCCGCCAGATCCTGCGCCGAAACCACCGCCTCATGGATGAATCCCTGCGCCGAAAGCCCGCATCCTTGCCCACAGAATTCCGCGCGGCAGCATGGGCTGGTGCGGGGGATCGGGTCAATCTGCAGGTCTGCCTTGCGCGATTGCAGTTCGGCGGTGAAGCCGATGTCCTGCTCGGTCACGGCCCCGATGGAGCCGCTGTAGATCGGCTGATGTTCCAGGCTCTCCCAGTCCACCAGCCCGATCACCACCACGGCACTGTCATACCGGCCCGAAACTAGGTCGTTGGCATTGATCGCGTCATGGGTGATGGCACCCTGCACCTCGGCGCTATCGGCATCGAACGAGGCCGACCGCCTTATCGCCGAGGGCACCATGCCGGGAGTGGTGAGATGCATCACCCCGTCGAACCACAGATTGGCGTCATGGGTGGTGAAGCCCAGTGTCACGCCATCGGCGCGCATCAGCCGCCAATAGGTGGCGACGGATTCCAGTTCGCTGGAAAACCATACCCTGCTCATGCTGCTTCGCGGATTTCAACAAGAGGGATGGTCGGCGCGTCACCGGCGGTGAAGGCAGTGCACGAGATATCGATCTTGTCCTGCTCAAATCGCACCGGCACATCGAACTGGAAGCCAGCGCACACCGTCACCCCGGCGGCCGGAGCGGATGTGAACGTAATCACGCCCCCGGGGTCCAGCGTCCAGCCACTGCTGCTGGCCACGCCATTCAGGCTCACCAACAGCGTTCCGGTCTGCGGGCGGGTGATGCGGCGGGTCTGCACGGCATCGCCGCTCGCGCCCGCCGCGCCATAGCGCTTCACCAGCGGGAAGCTTGCGGTCACCCCGTCCCCGGTGCCAAGCAACTGGTCGACAACGCCGGGCGTGCCGGTCATGCCGTTCGAGCTGAAATCGGAAGGATCGGTCAGGCGAAAGCCCCGCGCCGCGCCGCGCCGTGCCCGGAAGAAGCTGATCAGCGTGCCCATATCTGCCTCGGATCGCACCCCTGGCCCCACATCGAAGCGCAGCAGGGCATTGCCCCACACGCTGGTGCGCCGTTCAAATCCCGAGGCGGTGATGGCGATGCTGGTGGAAAACTCGGGCGCCACCTTGGCGTCCAGTCCCAGCGCAAGCGGATAGCTCACATCGTCGAAAGCCAGCATGGTGTCATTTTCCCCTGTGATTGGCAGCCGCACGTAACCATCGCGGCAAATCTGCGGCAGCGCCCAGACAAATACCTCGTGCCCGCCGCGCCCCAGCGCCTCATCGATGCCGGCATCGATCGCCAGCCACTCGTTGCTCTGGCTGGCATTCGCGACAAAGCCGGCGAGATAATCCTGCGCCGCGCCAGCATATCCCAGCCGCGCATTCACCGTTTGATAGGCCGCCCGCCGCATCCAGCAGCGCCTGTGCCCCACTATCAAGGCTGGCGCGCATATCGGCGATCACCTCGGGGCTGCCCCCCAGCGTGGCCCTGGCGGCGGCATCGTAAAGGCAGATGCGTCCATCAGGCATCACCCACCACCACGGCTCGCCGATCTGAACGCGCACCGCCACGCCGGCGGTGGCCATCAGCCCCACCAGCGCCTGCCACCGCCTGCAACCACCCCATCGCCGCGCTATTCGCCGGCGAAAGCAGCGTCGATGGCGGATCCCAAGTCGTCAGCGCCGGATCGCCATTGGCGGCCAGTTGCCCCCATCCCGCCGGGCACCAACTCGCCAGCACCTCGAAGGATAGCGAGAGGATCGGCGAAAACCCGGCCGCCCCGCACCGCGCGAGGAAATCGGCGATCCACACCCGCGCCGGCCCGGCCAGCGGATCGCCACTGGTCGCCACCGCAAAGCCACTGCCCGCAACGCTGAGCGAAAAATGGTGGCTCATCCCCACATAGAGCAACGCGCTCCCACGATAGCCCAGTTGACGCATGCCCCGCACCAGCCGCGCCGGAGTCTGCCCCGCGGCATCGTCATAATCGCTTGCGGCGGCGATGCCGGTGGGCGGCACGAAAACATTGCCGATCTCCAGCATCGCCCCATTGCCGGAGCAGCGGATGCCGGTCATCTCCACCCAGCCGGTCACCGGGCTGGTCAGCGCCGTGCTGCTGCCCGAACTATACCCCGGCGGCACTAGCGAGATGAACATCCGGCTGATCGCCCCGGGCCACACCGGATCGTCCCCCGCCCCCACGCTCCATCCACCCGCCAGCGCGGAAAAATTCAGCGCGATCCGGGCATTGGTGTTGGTGCCCTGGGCATAGTTCCACAGCCGGACATACCAGACCTGTGGATTGCCCGAGGCATCGCTACCCTCAATGGTCAGCGTCGGCCCGTTAACGGCATCCAGCGCCACCACCCCGCCTGATTGCCACTGAAAGCTCAGCGTCGTGCCCGAATAATCGGTGCTGGTCTCATAGGCGAGCAGCGGGTGATCGATGGTGTCCGCGCTCGCCCAGATCAGCCCGGCCAAATCGCCCGCCGTATGGAAGGTGGCATCCACCCGCAGCGCATCGGGCGCGGTGGTGGTCACCGCCGCCAGCATCGGGCGCGGAAAGTTCACTGTCCAGAAGCGCGGATCGAACCGCTGGATCCAGTCGGTCTCTTGCGCGCCAAGCGCGGGTGCCAGCCAGAATGCCATGGGTCTGTGTTCCTCAAAACTGGGTGAGTGCGCGCCGCACCGCGCTCGCCACTTGTCGGCTGGAGCGCTGGAGCGACTGCGGCGTGCTGCCGCCGGCCGGGGCGTTGACATTGATGGCCACGTTCACATCGCGCCCGCCGCCACCGCTGCCATTGGCCGCGATCGATCCGGCGGAGGTGGGCACGAACATCTCTGGCCCACGCTCGCCCACCAGATAGGGCTGCCCCGGTGAAACCGGTCCGCCCGTTGCCCGCCCCGGCAACCCCATCAGCGTGCTCATCAGTCCGGAAACGCCGAGCAGCCCGGTCAGGCCAACCATGCTGGCGCTGCCGCTGTCGGATGTCACCGCATTGAACATGCTGCCGTTGGCCTGCGCGGCGATATCGTTCAGCGCGCCCATCGCCGTGGCGCGCAGGGCGGTAAAGCCGTTGGTGCCCTTCGCCAGCGCGTTGGCCAGCCCAGAATCGAGCACCGCGCCCGCCTGGGTAAACCCGGCCACCAGCGTATTGTCGAAACTGCCGCGCATGGATGCCAGGTCCTGCGAGAACCCTTGCGTATTGGCGCGGACATCGATCATCAGGCTCTGCGTCTGATCGGTGCCGTAACTACTGCTGGAACTAGACATGCTCTCGCTCCATCAATCGGTTCAATTCCGCGCGGGTAAGGGGGGCGGGCGCGGCATCGCCCTCGGGCGCCAGGATCGCGGCCAGCTCGGCGGGCGTCGCGGCCCAGAACTCATCCGGCCGCCAGCCCAGCATCCGCGCCGTCAGCCCGGCCAACCGCCGCGCGCCGGCGCCAAAGCTCTGGCTCATCCCGCGCCCTGCAGTATCTGGGTAAGGATGGTGCGCAGGCGTTTGCTGGCCTCGGCGATGCCGTAATGCATCAGCGCCTCACCCACCTTTTCGCGGGTCACTCCCTCGCGCTCCACAACGCAGTGCCAGAATAGCGCTGCCATCTCGCGCAGTCGCAGCTCGCCGGCCCCGGCTCGCTCCACCAGTGCCACCAGCGAGCCCATCTCGTCCTCGGCCGCCACCAGCGCGCCAAAGCTCGGTCGCAGCCGCCGCTCGATGCCATCGATCAGCAGGCTGGCCTCACCCCGCCAAATATTGGCAGTGGTCTCGCCGCTCACGCCGCCACCACCACGCCAGAGCTCTCCAACTGCAGCGTATAGGATCGCTCATTGTTGAAATCGCCGGCGTAATCCAGCTTCTGCACGAGGAATCGGCCCTCCATGGTGCTGCCATCCTCGAAGCTGAGCAGATAGGTATCGAGCGCGCCGCTCATGGCATTTCCCCGGATTCGCGTCTCGGCGGCCGAGCCCATGAAAATCCCCGCCGCGCTGATCGACAGCGACCGCGCGCCCCCGCCCGAAAGCAGCTCGCGCCAGCCATTGCTGTCCTTGGTGGTCACCACCACCGCCTGCCCGGCCACACTCATCTGAGTGGTGCGCAGGCCGGCAACGGTCTGAAAATTGGGGGGGGGAGAGCCATCGGTAATCTTGAGCAGGAAGGCGGCGCCAGATTGGGCACTCATGGCAGTTCTCCGAAAATGGGCGGTTGATCAGGAAGCTTGGGTGCGAAAACGGTATTCGAGCAGAATGGCGCGGGCATTGTCCGCGCGCTGCTCGGCGCGGCTGCGCATGAACAGGATGCTGGTCACCACGAAGCCGGTCTGGATGCGTGGCAGGCTCATCACCGCGGAATCGATGGCGGAAACGAGGGTGGAGGCAGAGCCCGGCTGGTCGCCACGGCACTGCAATTCCAGCGCGATGCGGGTTTCGTATCCGGTCTCGGTTTTGGTGTTCCAGCCGATCGCGGCGCTGGCCGAAAGCGCCAGCCAGGGCAGGCTGGCACGCAAGGGGGTTTCCTCGGTCACGGAATTCAGCATGCCGGATAGCGAGGTTGAGGCGGCGAGCCACTCGATCAGCGCCGCGCGAAGAAGCACTTCCATGGTCGCCTATCCTTTCTTCATCAGGCTGGCGGTGAACAGCGGCCACACGAGGCTCGCCTGTCGCCAGCGCAGGGGGTCGGCGCCCTGGGCGAGTTGCGCGTTCTGCGCCCCGGCCACGGCCAGCGCCTCGGCCTGAGCTTCCAGCTGGGTGATGAGGCTGTCGAACGAGGGCTGCGGCTGGGCGGTAATCATACCAGCCTCATCCGCCGCCAAGGCAGCCACAGCGCGCTCACCGAGGCAGGAGGCAGCGCCGCCGCCCCAGTCCCTTCGCGGCTGCGATACTGGTGAGCGGCAAGGCGGATGATGCCATGATGCAGCCCCTGCGGCAGGGAGGCCCAGTCGGCCGCCAGACCGGCGGTCACCTGCACGGCAAAGCGGTGTGCCGTGCCGGGGTTGATGATGCGAATACCGCATCCCCCCTCGGCATCGATGCGGACATGATAGTCCGCCGCGTCCAGCGTGGTGCTGGTGCCATCGATAGCCACCGCTGCCACCGAGAGCAGCGAGCGCACCGGCCGGCTCGCCAGCTGTTGCCAGTCCGGCCGGCCAGTCCATGGCCGCCACGGCGGTGGGCTACCGGGCACCGGAGCCAAGCCCCGCGCCGGCCATTCGTCTGTGGGCAGCGCCAGCATTTCCTCGGTGGTGCAGGCCAGTGGCAGCAGCCCGGTGAAATCGGCGCAAACGTCCACCGCCATTGCCAGCAGATCGGCAAGCTCGCCATCATCCTGGGTAGTTGTGATTGCAAGCCATTGCTTGAGTTCGGCCAGCGCCTCCGGCGGCAGCACCGGCGGCGTGGTGATGACGCGCATCATGGCGGTCTCCGTGCCTAAGGCATTTTCGCGTCAGACCTGATCGGCTGACGGCGAGAAAAATGCGGTGAAACAACAAGCTGTCGCGGGCGAGCCGATCAGTTCGGATCGCCCGCGCCAGTCAGGAATACAGCACGTCCGCGCCAGGAATGGGGCGCGGACGTGGGTAGGCGCCGGGTGGGGGGAAGCTCCACCCGGCCACCACCAGCGATCAGCTGGCGGCGATCTTCAGCACCTTGATGGCGTCGCTATCCAGCACCTGCCCACCGATGCGGCGAGTGGCGTAGAAGTTGACGAAGGGCTTGTTGGTATAGGGATCGCGCAGGATGCGCGTGCCCATGCGCTCAGCGATCAGATAGCCAGCCTTGAAGTTGCCGAAAGCGATCGGGCTGGTCCCCGCGCTCACCGAAGGCATGTCGGCGGCCTCGATCACCGGATAGCCGAGCAGGCGATCCGGGGTGCTGTCCATCATGCTGCCCTGCCACAGGAAGGCCCCGTCGCCGTCCTTCAGCTTGCGTACGGCGGCGATGGTGCTGGCGTTCATCACCCAGCAGGCACCCTGGCGGTGGCCCGGATTCAGCGCCATCACGAGGTCGATCAGGTGCATGTCAGCCTGGGTATCGAAGCCATTGGCATCGCCGCTGGCCACATACTGCAGCGTGCCGAAGCTGCGCGAACCATCGGCCGCCCCGCTGGTCGGCGCTGCGAGGAAGCCAGCCGGCTGACCGCTGCCCGTGCCGTTGATAAAGGCAGCGCCTTCGGCGCGGGCAAACTCCCCGGCCACCTGCCCGGCCAGCCAGGTTTCGAGGTCAAAGCCGGCATCGTCCAGCATCTGCTGGCTGGCCGAGGGGTTGGCATAGAGCTCACCCGAGGGCGGGATGATCTCGGCGAAGGTCGGCTCGGAGGTTTCGGGTCGCGAGGCAGATTCGCTCACCCAGCCCGAGGCGGTGCCGCCCAGCGAGATCAGCTTGCGATAGTCGGAGGTGCTGGTCTGCACCACCTGCGCAATCTGGCGGATCGGGCTGATGCGCAGCAGGCGCTCGGCGATTTTGGCGTCGAGCTCGGTCGGCACAAGGAAGCCACCATCGGCGGGCGTGCCAACGATCATCGACTTCAGCTCCGCCTCGCGACCGCGGCGCAGATAGCCGTCGACGAAGCCCTTGGTCTCGATGCTGCCGGCACCGGCCTCAGCCCCGGCCAGCATCGGCCGCAGCGGCTGGCGCGCCACCTTTTCGAGGCGCGATTTCACCTCCTCCACGTCAGAGCGCAGCGCGCCCAGCACCTGCTCGGCAGCTTCCTGCCGGGCAACGAGATCGAACGAGGCACCGAGGGGCTCGCCATTCATTTCAGTTTCCATGGGGCAAATCACCTTTCACAAAAAAGGCCGCCCCAAAGGCGGCCGAACCGGAAGAATCCTGCAAGGGCAGGAGGGAAATCAGCAGTTGGGCTTGGCCGGCTTCGCGGCAGAGGTCTTGGCGGCGACCGAAGTCTTGGTCACCTTGCCGGCGGGGGCCTTAACGGTGGCGGGCTTTGCGGCACCGGCCTTGTGAGATTTGGCAGTGGTCATCATGCGTTCCTTTCAAATTCGCCGCCAACACTGGCGGCGTTGTAAAAACCTCTAGCATTCACCACACTGGTTCACGCGATCATGTGAACCCGCGCGCCGTGCTGCATCGGGTGAGTCACCAGGCTCACCTCGAACAGATCGACATCCTTCAGCTCGCGCCCTGCGGCATCGCGCTGGAAGGCGCGGGCGCGGTATCCGAAGGAAAGTCCTGTAACTTTGCCGGCCTTCAGCGCCGCCGCCGCCCCGCCCTGGGGGTTGTCGATGGTGGCGATCACGGCCAGCCCGCGGTCGTCCTCGCGGGCCTGCTCGATCCAGCCAATCCTGACGTCGGGGCGATGCTGCCAATACAGCGGCAGTCGCCCTTGTTGCCCGGCGCGCCTTTTGGCCAGCGTGCGGGAAAAGGCCCCGGGACGAATGGTGTCGCGCCCGGCATCGCGCTTGTCGAACAGGGCGGCATATCCGGCAAAGCGCAGCGTCCCGTCGGCCTCGGCGGCGGCTTCCGGCGGCGCATCCGGCGCCTCGGCAACCACCCCGCTCACCGCAACAGATCCATCGATCCGCCGCGCAGGGCGATACCGATCACCAGCAGCGCCAGCACCGCCCGCACACTCCAGTCCACCGCCGCGCGCCAGGCGCTGCGCTTGGCATCACGCCAGGCGCGCAGCAGCTGGCGCAGTTCGGAAAGATCGTTGCCGGCGTGGGCATCGCCCAGACCCATGCGAGCCAGCGTGCGCCCGGCGCCCAACTCGCTCGCCTCTTCCACAATGGCGCGCAGGCTCACCAGATTGGTTCCCTGCTCGGCCTCCTGCGCGATCAGCCGCGCCAGCATTTCCTCGCGCATCATACCGGAATCTCCTCAGCCTCGGGATCACTCACGGCCACGGCGGCGGGCGGCACGCCCAGCATCGCGCGCTTCTCGATGTCGCTCAGGAAGCTGGCGGCGTTCACCTGCGTCCACAGCGCTTGCCGGTCCTCGGCCAGCGCCGGCACCCGGTCGAGATCGATGGCGAGGCTGGCATCGGGGAACCACGTCTCCAACCCCTCGCCCAGCGCGGCAAACACCTTGGACGCCAGCGGCAGCAGCGTCAGCCGCCACAGCGCCCGGTTGGCCTCGCGATAATTGCTGTAAGTCGAATCCCCGGGCAGCCCGAGCAGCATCGGCGGCACCCCGAAGGCCAGCGCAATATCCCGCGCCGCCGCCGCCTTGAGGTTGGCAAAATCCATGTCGGCAGGCGACATCGAGAGCGACTGCCACTTCAGCCCGCCCTCCAGCAGCATCGGCCTGCCGGCATTCACGCTGCCCGAAAAGGCCCGAGCCAATTCCTCGCGCAGCCGGGTAAACTGGTCGGGGCTCAGCCCGCCAGAGGCACCGGCATCATACACCAGCGCCCCGGAAGGCCGCGCGGCATTCTCCAGCAGCGTCCGGTTCCACATCGCGGCGGCATTATGCGAGGCGATCGCCTGATCCGCCGCCCCGAGGCACCCCGCGCCATAATGGTCGTCGCTGGGGTGAAAGCCCTTGATGTGAATGACATTGGGCGAAGCGTCGCCATCGAGCAGCGGAATGGTCAGCGTCTGCTCACCCACCTTATAGCTCAGCGCCTTGGGCCAGCCATCGGTGCCCAGCACCAATGTCACCCGCTCGGGCCGCAGGGCAAACAGCTCCACCGGCTGGCCATCGGCGTCTTTCAGGATCTGCACATAGCCGTTGCCATGCAGCAGCAGCTGGCTAGTCAGCGTTTCCAGCAGCGATTGCCCGGCGCTGGTCGCCTTCACCAGCCCGGCGAGCGCCGGATCGGTCGGCGTCAGCGGCGCACCGGCAATGCCATCGGCGATCAGTCGCACGGCGCGATGCGCCACGGGATTGTCGAGATAGGCCCGCCGCACCGAACTTGAATACTCAAACGGCGCCCGGCTACCATCGGGCTCACCAAAGAACCAGGGCGAGAGATAGTTGCGTGCCAACGGCACCCGGTGCCCTCGGCCCTTGAAGGCGGAGGCAATCGACTGGAGGAACGACATGGATCGCCTTTCAGCAAGTGGAAACAAAAACCCTTTACTTTCAGTAGTCTATCGAAATCCGTGGCTCATTTGAGCGTCCCAGCATCAGCTCGGTCAGCGCCCACACGGCGGCATCGGCCCGGTCAGGAGATCGACCCGGCCCGTGATATCCCCCCCGGTCACCAGCCCGCACAGCTCATCTTCCAGCGCGGGAAACTGCCCGGCGTGCCGCACTTTGCCCGCCTCGTACAAGGCGGCCACCGGCTCGGCCCGGGCCACCTTGCCCTTGCTGGCGTGCACCAGCCGCAGCGGCAGCGAGACGTCGGCGGCGCGAAGTACGCTTTCCACCATCGCCCCGCCCTGATTGGCCTCGGCCACCACCCGGTCCGCGCCCCAGCTCTTGGCAGCCTGCGCCACCGCCCGGGCCCAGCGTTCGGGCGTGGGCCGGGCCACGCTCTCATCGGCGATCACCCGGGCGAGGCCATCGGCGCCCAGCGCCACGACCACGATCCCGCAGGCATCCCCCCCGGCCGAAGCCGGCGGATCCACCCCGATCACCACCCGCACAGATGGCGAGGAAGCCTCCACCTCGCGGCATTTCTCGATCATCGCGCGGGTCCACAGCGCGCCGACATGGTCAGCGATCAGCTCACCATCCAGTTCCTGCCGCGCCAGTTGCGAGGTGCCAAAGCTACGGCGAATATCGCGAATAAACCGCACGGGCAGGTTGGCGTGATTGTCTTCGGTGCGCCCGCGGGTCAGCACCACCCCATCCTCGCGCACCAGCCGCCGCAACAGCGGCACCGCGCGCGGTGTGGTTGTGGCCATCACCTGGGGCCTTTCCCCCAGCCGCAGGCCAAACAGCAGATTGTTCCAACACTGCCCGGCCCGATCTCCCGAATTATCCCATTTGGCAATCTCATCACACCAGCCATGGCTATGCTGCGGCCCGCGCAAACCATCCGGCTCGGCCGCGGAATAGAGCGTCGCCTGAGCGCCATTGGGCCAAACGATCCGCCGCAGCGACGGCTCAAACACCGGCCGCCGCCGTTGCGGGCTCACGGCCAGAATGCCGCTCTCGCCCTCCACCATCACCGCGCGGGCCTCGGCGAGCGAGGCGGCCACCAGCGCGATCCGCGCTTCCGGATCGCTCTCGGCCACTGATCGCGCCCATTCGGCGCCGGCCCGGGTCTTGCCAAATCCGCGCCCCGCCATCACCAGCCAGATCCGCCAGTCACCCTCGGGAGCCAGTTGCTCCGGCCGCGCAAACAGCCGCCAGTGATGCGCAAACTCCGCCCTTTCCGCCCCACTCAGCACCGCCAGTTCGGCGAGCCGCTTGGCGAAGGGCATCGCCACCAGGTGGCGCAGCGAAAGGTCATGCCTCATCGCCGGCCTGTTCGGTATCGTTCTGGGCCGCCGCAGCCAGCGACCGCTCGCGCATCCGCTCCAGCTTCACATTGATCGAGGCGAGGATCGCGTCGGCATCCTCATTGTCGCGCATGGCGCGCTGGCGGGCCACCGCCTCACGATGCGCGGTCAGCAGCCGCAGCGATGTGGCATTGTCGAACTGCCGCACGGCCTTCTTCGCGCCGGCCGCCGGCTTCAGCTCACCGGCGCGCAGCCGGTGCAGCAGCGCCATTTCGAGGTGGTCATAACCCTCGCACAAAGCCTCCTGCCATTTGCGGTTGAATTCGGAATTGGTCCGCCGCGTTTCATACACCACAAAGCTCGAAATATCGGCCTTGCGCGCCGCGGCGCTTACATTTGATGTTGCGGCCAGTTCGCCAAGAAACACGCGGCTCCAGTCCGCGAAAGAAGGCCGCCCGGGCGCAGTTTCCTGCGCCGGCCAGCCGGGCATCTCGTTGTCCGCCAT